TATTTTATGTCTACCTCACCTAGGTGGTCTTGTTGTCATGCGTTTCATTAACGTCAGGAGCCTAAAAAAATTTCTCAAAATTTTTATTATAAACTCTTGACTTTAATTAGCTGGTCTTTCTGAATTATTTTAACTTATGCTAATTTATGCTTGAATTGCACAATACGAACATTTTTAGGCTCATATACTCTTTCCCAGTTCCTATAATCAGCAAGTTCAGCATTGCTTGGGGTTGAACCTGCAACATAAAGGTTCTTGAATTTCACCCCTCTTGGATGAAGGATAAAATGCCTTCTATTGATAAGAATGTCATCACCAGCTAAAGAATCCCTGTCAGTTTCAGTTGGAACAGGTGCTGCACCTTCACCCCAACCAAAGGCACCTTGACCGAAAATATAAGTCGTATAAATGCCATTTGTGATATCAACAGGCAATCCATCATCTTCAATTACAGGTTTACCCAAGAAAGTCTTAATAGCAGGTTTTCCTTCTGAAGGTGGAATAGTTTCAATAAGGTCATCTTTAGTTAATTTTGCAACAGTTGCACTGTGCATTGCAAAACCTGTAAGTTTTTCAGAACTATCCCCAAGTTTGTAAATAGCATCAACAGTGGTTTTTGCATCAATAATTGCTGCATCACCAGTTTTGCTTGAAATGTCGAGTTGGTTGGTATTCATTCCTGTTGCTTCATTACCAAATATTCCTTCCAGTGTTTTCAAAAGAACAACCTGGAACCTTCTTGCCCAGTATGCAGCCACCAAGTCACCTATTGCACCCATAGGGTCGTCACCTGATAAAGCTTTTGCCAGGTCATTTACACTCCATGCTTTACCTCTTGCCAATAATGCAGCCACATCTTGGTTTGCTGTAATTTTTCCAACAGTCAATGCTTCAACATCAGATAATACTTCATCATCACCATCTAAATCTTCCCAAAATGGCATGTTAATTAATTTACCACCAGCTCTTGCAAGGGCATCTAAAGCTTCATTCCTTGCAATTATTCCGCTTTGGTAAAATGCAGATAATTCTGCTGTTCTCTCAACAACATAAGGATTAAACACTTCAGGAACTATAACATCAGAAATAATAGTTTTTGTTGCACTCATTATTCATTCACTCTCCTTATCATTTTATTTTGCATTTGCAGCAGCTTGAAGCTGCCTTGCCAGTTCTGGATTTTCTCTTAAAATTCTTCCTTGTTCAGTAAGATTGAAATATTCTTTTGACCAAGGATTTTTACCAACAGGTGTTCCATCACTGGATTCACCGGGTTTAAATCCCTTGAACTGTTGCTTATTTGAAGATTGAATATCAAAAAGGAAACTGGAATCTTCACTTTCTTGTAATTTTTTAATTTGTTTGTCCAGTCCTTTGATATTACCATCTTCATCAAGTTCAACATTTTCAAGGTCAAGTAATGCCTTAACTGCTTTAATGTTTTTAGCTTTTGAAGCAATCAATGCTCTTTCAACTGCATTGTTAATTCTTATTTGCTTCAATTCAGCTTCATATTTTTCTTTGGTTGCCTCATTTTCTTTTTGAAGCCTTTCAATTTCAGCTTGCAGTCCTTCAGCATCAATTTTCTTTAGTGCTTCAAGGTCCTGTTCAAGCTTTTTCTTTGCTTCATTTACTTCATCAAACCTTGATTTAGGGATAAAACCTTTAAGGTATTCTGCAAAAGCATCAGCAACCTTTTGTGCCAATTCTTCAGTAAGTCCTAATTTAATCAAATCTTCTTTTTTCATAAAATCAACCATCCTTTCACACTCATTTTTTAACCTGGTTCAGTCCAGTTCTGTGGTCTTGTTCTTTATCGTCTACAATACCAAAAAGACGAAATTCATCTTAAAGAATCAATTTTAGATTGCACCATTTCAATATAATCTTCATCATCAGAAACCCTGATATGGCTTTCCAATAGCCAAATACTATTTGTTTTTGGAAGAAGGTTTCTTTCAACGTTTCTTTTAACTACATAAGCAATTTCAAGCTTTTGAATATGGGCATGTTTTTCAAAATTGGTTGGGTTGTAAACAATAAAAGTTCCGTCATACCTTGACCTTTTAATTCTCAAAGTGTTACTTCTTTTTCATAGCATCACCCCTTAAAATAACATGAAAAAAGCACCTGTATTTTTACAAGTGCTTCTTCTTTTGAAAGTTAATTTTCAATTTGAATTAAGTGTTCACCATAAACATTAAAATACTCTCTATCAAGCTCAATTAATTCATCTTTAATGTTTTGTGGACAATCTTCTTTAATGCTTAATCCATTTTCATTAAGAATTAAGTATTCATCATACTTTGATAAATCAATCATTTGAAATCAATCCTTCCACTGGATTTATTAAAATTTCAACAACCTTCTTTGCAACTTCCCTTGGGTTACCATTCATATATTCTGCAATACTTTCCGCAATAAATTCAGCAGTGTTGGTCATGCCATATCCCGATAAATATTCTTTATATGCAGCAGTTCCTTTTCTTGACTTTAACACTTCTTGCATTATTTTAGTTCTTAAATTATTTATCATATCTAATTTGGTTATATTTTCAACTGTCCTATCAAGCTTAAATTTTTCATGTATTGCATGACCAATTTCATGTCTTATAGTATGCAATTCTGAAGGTGTTGACCAATGACCAATTTTAAATTGTTCTTCAGCAATCGCTTTAAGTTTTTCCAAAGCATTTTTATTTGATACATTCCGCAACCATAAGCTTTGTTGACTTGAAGAATATGCACCAGCCCATGTTCTGCTGAATCCTTTAGGGAATGTTCCAATATACTTTAATGTGTCAATATCCCCAAAGATGGCTTTAAATCTATCAAGCTCTTTATTTATCGCATTAGCAACATCTAAATTATATTTTGAATAATCAGCATCAATGTTATGTTTAGCTTTAGCATATTCTTGTGCTTCAATTATTGTTTTTGCTGGAATGAATTCTTTAATTATTTTGCTACTTATATCAAGTTCTTTTAACCCATCTTTAGAACCACCATCAACAAAAGCCTTTTTCCAATCTTTATATTTCATATTAGAAGGTACATAATAGGTTTTTCCATCAGAACCCCTTGCAGCACGTTCTCCAAAATTATCCTCAAACCAAGGAGCAGTTACCGTTCTACACCAAGGATGAAAAGGGGGTGCTGTAACACCAACCTGGTAATCTTTCATATCAAATACTTCACCGTCAAGGTCTTGGCATATTTGACTTGTTCTATTATCCAGGGTTGCTACAATTTCATATTTTTCAACACCTAAATCATTGAAACAATCCTTTTGTGCTGCTGAAGCAAAAGCAGCCGATTCAGTCATAATTAATCTTCCAGCTTTATTCTTATCAACGTTCAATTCTTTTGAAAGGTTCCTAATTAAAATATCAGGTGATTCACCCCTTATAACTGCCTGAGTTAGTTGTGTTTGAAGTGAACCAATAAGCTGTTGTTTATTCACCCATATTCTATCACTGAAAGTTCTACCATCCAATGACCATGGTCTTGAAAGTATCTTATCAAGTTGATTACTGTCTAAATCATGTAAATCCCAACCAATATTGAAACCCCTTTGAATTTCAAATGCTGTATGGTAATAACCATCAGAATAAATGTCACGAAGTAATTTATCAAGTCCATCTGATTGGTTCCCATACAACACTTCAACCTGTTGCTGCAATTGAATTTTTAATGCTTCTAACCTGGAAATATGAACCCTTGCTGAAGCATTTTCAAGTTCTTTCATCCATTGCTGATTAAGTGCATTTTCTTCACCATATTTAATGTATTCTTTAACACTCCACTTAAATTCAGCAAGTTCTTCTGTTTTAAGAAGCTTTTTCGCTTCAGCCATAGTTATTTGATTATTTTCTGCAAATCTTTGATACCAGTTATTGATTTCTTTTTCAATGTTAGCTGAAGCAATTCTGTATTGCTTTTCAAGGTCTGCATAAAATCTTTGACCTTTTTCAAGTTGGGCCGATGCAAGCATTTCCATTCTTCTTTTCCAGTAAGCATTATTCTTCATCACTGTCACCATCTTCATTATATGGCTGCTTTACAGGATTGAAGGAATTCAAATATTCATCCATGGCTAATTTCTTTTCTTCCTTAATCCTTTCTAATTCATTACTTACATCAGAAATCCATGGATGCTGACCAATGATGGTTTCATGTGATAAGATGCCCATTGATTTTTGACAGTTTTCAACAATTTCAGATTCATTCATCATAATATCCCTGTTAAAAATAATTGTAACTTCTTCATCTTCAAAATTACCTTTACCAGTATTGGCAAGATGAACATTGACAAACCAAAGAAGTTCTTCAAAAGCAGCCTGAAATTCTGTTTCCATACCATTAGCATCCAAATCAATATCAGAATACATTGATTGAATATTCATTTGGTTTGGATTACCGCCAAGTCTATCATCTTTAGCATCAAATCCACGACCATTTTCAATAAGTGCTTTCTTAAATAGGTCTAAAATAGCTTTATAATTTTCAGCATTAACAGTAACTTCAAGTGTGTCAATACCACCATCAGCACCATCAACAGTTTTTACTTTAACGACACCATATTGTGCAAGGTTCCTTCTAAATTCACCAAGATTTGTTCCATCATAGTTTTTAAGCACCAAGATTGTATTCCTTGCATCTTCTTGCATATTATTCTGAAAATCAGAAAGGATTGCATTAATACCATCTTGTAAAGATTTAACCCGATTTATGAGTGGAATTTCTTTGTGGTTATACTTAAAAGCTATTAATGGAACCTTTGACCAATTCCAATGTGTTTCTTTTCCTTCTTCATCAATTACAACCATATAACTTGAAGATGGATTTTCAACATCAGGAATTAAAACACCATCCTTTAATTCATATCTATGAATACCATTGGCGTCATAAACTTCAACGTTTTCAATGATTACTTCCCTATCACCTTCATAACCTTCCACTTCATAAATTCTAACTGCCATATCCAAAATAGTATGTTCAGCATCAGCCCAAAATGGAAGTATTTCATAAGGTGGAAATTTTTTAAAGCATAATTCACCTTGTTCATTGTAATAAGGATGTAACCAACCAATACCACCGTTTAATACATCTTCCCCCAAGTTCTTTAATGTTCTTTGGAATCGTTTATTAAATATTTTCTTTAATTCATCTTGATATTTTTTATTATCAGTATCAAAAGTTAATGGCTGCCCAAGTAAATAATTAACCTTTTGGTCAACCAATTTTGCATACTGATTATCCACAATTCTATTATTAGGAAGATTATTAACTTCCTGAAGTTCACCATTTTCACCAATAACAGTTCTTTTCCGATATAAAATATCATGTTCACCAAGATAGTATTTTTCCCCAGTAATCATTGCCATCCGTTTTGGTGAACTTTTAAATTTCTTGATTTCCTTTTCAAGGAATTGTGTATCAGTCATTATAGTTTTTGCACCTTCAGCAATAATTTTATTAATTCTTCTTGTTTCTTTTCCAAAATTCAGAAACCCAAACAATGCAATTCACCACCTTTTAATCAAAGCTAAATATTTGACCTGCATTAATTTTTTCAGCAATTCCCGTTGTAGCATCAGGTGCATCATCATGAAGATTTTTGCCTTCTTTCTGATATTTGGTCATAGCTTCATAATATTCAGGAAATCTATCTGCCCAATTTACCGGGAAGTAAATATGATTCATAACCCAAGTTGAATTTGAAAGTATTCTTGCTTTCTTATTCTTGGATTGATGGAACCAGTTAATCTGAACTCTATTAGTCCTATATTTTTCACGAAGTATTCGTTCAACTTGTCTTGCAAACCCTCTACCGCCATTATTAGATTCAATATCTGCAATGTTTACATTATCTTCATAAAGCATTTTTGCAACTGCTGGTTCAGTAATTTCCATAGGTTCTTTTGTATATAACACATTAAGAACATAAGCTTCACCATTATAAACACCATAATTAATACTGCAAAGGTAATCATCACCCTGGTCAGCAGTATCAGTGTAATTTCTAATACATGTAAATAAAAGATTACCTTTTTCATCCATTGGCAATCTTGTATATGTCTTAAAGCTGGTATATAGCTTACCTTTAATATCAATGGGTTCTTGCTGATAATTGGCTGATGCAATTTCAATACCCATAGCTTTACACTTTGCTTCATAAGATTTTCTTGAAAGTATTTCAGGGCAAAGCATTGTTCCATCATCTTGTAAAGCTTTCATGCTTATATGCCTTACTTTTGCACCAGTTTCTTTGAAGTATTCTAAAGCCCTTCCAGCCAAATCACCAGTTGCCCACCTGGTCATGATGATGATGATTTTACCGCCTTCTTCAAGCCTGGAAAGCATTGTATTAGTAAACCAATCCCAATGCTTCTGAAGAACTTCTTCATTATAAGCTTCCTGGGCATTTTTAATAAGGTCATCAATAATCATAAGAGTGCAGCCAAAACCTGTTGCAGTTCCAGTTGGTGAAGTTGCAAGATAGTTATTATAGGAACCTTCCAAACTCCAAAGGTTCATTGCACCATCACCTTGTTTAATCCTGGTGTTCGGGAATATATCAGAATAAACAATTTTATTTTCATCAACTTTAACTTCTTGGATGCTGTTTCTTACATTCTTTGAAAAAACAGTTGAAAGAATTTCATTATATGAACCTGTCATAATCTTTTCATTCTTATTTCTACCAAGAACCCATTCAACAAATAACCCCGCTGTTCTTGACTTCCCATGTCTTGGCGGCATATTGACAATAAGAACTTCATCATCACCTTCATAAAAGGCTTGAAACTCATTGCAAAGTTCTGCCAAATATTTTCTATCTTTTTTATAGAAGTCAGGTGCTCTTAAATTGCAGTATGAAAAAAAGTCTTTTCTTGCAAGTGCTAACTTAACCTGCAATTGAAAAGACTTGCTATATTTATCAATCTTCATCTACAATCAACTTCTTTAATTCTTCAACTGATAGTTCATCAAATGGATTGTTCACCTGACCTGATAATTCAATCTTATCTTTAAACATTCCAAGATGCCTACCAATCAATTCAAGTGCTTTGAGTTTATCGCATGGTTCAACTACAATTCCATGCTTTGTTTCTTTGATAGATGCAATAGCTGCCTTTTTATCACCAGGAAGCAAATCAGTATCAATTATTTCAACAAATTGTTCTTCAACTTCCTTTTCCTCATATTCTTGAATTTCATCATTCCAAACCATCTTTTTTTTTGGCTTGGTGACAACCTTGGCAAAATCAGAACCATTTGAAAATGCAATCTTTGCCAATTCACGCAATACCATATCCTGGGTAATTTCTGTTCGCTTTTCTCTTGCATTCATTCTTTGTTGTATATATTCCTGAATGTTAGGTTTTGTTAAGTTTTCAGCACCAATAAACCTTGCAGTTTTTTTACTGTAACCTGCACGAATAGCAGCCTGGGTTGCATTTAGGTCAATCAAATATTCATCACAAAATTTTTTCTGTTTTTCTGTTAGCTTCATATCACCTCACCCGCCTTAAGTTTGTTTTGCTGTTTATACCCGTATCACCGGAACCGGCGTTCTTTTCACCGTCCAATAATCAACATTCCCGTAAAATATCCTTCTTCCTTCCGCAAACAAAAAGTCTCTGCCATAATTCAGCCAGTACAAATATCCTTGTCTAATATGTCCGTCTGGGGCTTGTATCGTATGTAATTCCTTCAACATTCTCATCACCCTTTTAAAAAAAAATAAAGCACCGGCCTTGCTGCGTTTTTTCGCAACAAGAACCAATGCTAACGCTGAAACTCTGCGTGGCTAAAGCCAGCAGCTTCTTAGGTACGTAGACTTCTTATATAGACCAAAATCTATATACACTAATCTATTTCCCTAAGACTTTTACTACCAATTGTTCCTACGAACAAATTAACGGTAGTTTAGGCTCGTTTCACCCGTTATATAAACTCATATTATGATAACTATATTATCATAATAATATTTATAATAATGCACTGCAAGTGTGCTTGTGTGACATACAATGTGACATTTTATTTTATTTGAATTCCCGTTTCTTCAAGTATGGCTTTCTTTATATCCTCAATTGTCACATAATTTTTATCAATACAATCAAAAGTTTCATTCACCTGGTCAAGTAACCTTTTTAATCTTACTTTACCCCAGCCCCATTTATCATGAAGGCATATAGCAAAGGATGCTATCATTGCATTAGTTGCATAATTTATTGCATCCTTGGCTGAAGCTTCTTTAATCATTTTCAGGTCTTTTGCTGTAATACCTTTCTTTTGAAGCCTTCTTCTTTCAGCCCTGTTCATGATTTCACCCCTTTAACTGAATAATTCACATATAACTTCATCTGAAAATAAGTGAATTTTCAATATGTTAATCAAACGATTTTTATTTCTACTAACAGTTGCAACATCAACATTAAAGTATTCAGCAATTTCTTCTCTGGTCTTATCTTCAAAATATCTTAATCTGATTAAATCATAATAATTATCACCTTCAACTTTTTTAATTGCAGCATCAATTATTTCTATGTATCGCTTGGTTATCCTAATTGAATTTTCAAGTGCTTCAATTTGTTCTTCTGCTTTTTCAAAATCATTTCTCATATCAAGCTGATGGTTTCCTGTGAAATTTACAATACTTTTACTTCTTTTCTGAATACCTTCTTGCTTTATTTGTTCAATTACCTTTTGTTTATCAGCTATAACCTGCTTGAAGTTCATATAATTATAAAGCAATTGTTCTGTTTTCTGAAAAGCAGTCTGCTTATTATTTTTTATAAATCCTTGTTTTCTTAATTCATTTATTGCTTCTGAAACAGTATCTTTAATTATTTGTTCAACATCAACTTTCAAATTTTCTTTCATAAAATCACCCTTTCTTACCCTATTGGTTCAAGATGGTTCAAGATGGTTCAAGATGATTCAAGATGGTTCAAGATGATTTTTTATATCTTGAACCGCTTCAAAGTCTTATATATCAATAGGTTCAAGGTTTTTGGTTCAAGATGTTCAAGATATATGCCTATATATTTATTATTTTTTATAATATATTTATTTGTTTTAGATATTTTTTTTTAAGATTATAAAATATAAAGAACTTTCATTTTATCTTGAACCATCTTGAACCGCACCCCTTAAACCCTTGCTGTTACTGTGTTTAATACGGTTCAAGATGTATTATTTACATCTTGAACCCATCTTGAACCGCTTACTCTCCCAAGGGTTATATCTTGAACCATTAATGAATTTTAGAAATATTTTTTTCTGCTCTTTTGTGTAAGGGGTATATTTATCAAGCCCAATACTACACCTCTTATTATTATCCATAAAACTTTCACATTCTTTTATCATTAGCTGCAAAAGTTCAATATATTGTTCAAGGGTCAACATATTCTTTAACATTTCATTGACTTCTTCAACCTTAATTTTTTTCACCTTTACACCCCCATTAATGGTCAAACAAACCGCAACTTCCAGGGTAAAAAATATCATTTTACTTCTTGTAATTCTTGCATTAGTTCTTTTTTAACTCCATCCATAATTAAATCAACTATATCCGCTATTTCTACATCATAATCACTATCCCAACGTATCCCTGCTTTAGATGCAATTGCTTTAAAATAATTTTTTAATAACCTTTTAGCTTGTTCTCTATAATCCATTTCATAAACCCCTTTCACTTAAATTCTTTTCCGGTTTTCATATCCCTGATTTCAATTCTGCTGATAAGTTCAAACCCAGCCCAATTAATTATGAACTTCAAAACACTTATCAGGTTGTGAACCCTTTTATCAAGTTCTGTGTCCTCTTTAATCACTTGACTAATTGCTTCATAAGCTGTTGGGTCAGCATATCCGCTTTGATTATACTTTGGATTTCTCTTGTCACCCATCAAACTACACCTCCAATATCATCAAAGACAACTGGAATTTTTACTTTCAGTTCTTTCAGAAGTAAACCGGCAACTTCCCGCATTTGTGGATGTGCGGCAGGTGAACTTCTTAACTTTAAAAAATGTCGCCACTCTCTAATATTGGCAGTCATTACTAGTTCAGTTTTTAAGCTATTTGGAAGAACCGCCCTTGCTTCCTCTGGCATGCATCCCCAATCTAACATTTTGAAATACATTTGTTCAGCAACTAAACAAGCCCCATACCACATATCATAACCTTCTGTTCCAGGAACTAGGAAGCAGGGTTCAATTACTGTTATTTCACTGCCAAAATCATCTTTGCTATAATTACAATACCTGGTTGATTCCTGGGAATAGCTTGCTATCCTATGCCTAACTATTTCATGAGAAACGCCCCTGTCACAAATAAACTTTACTGTAAAGCTGAAATGTTCCAACACTGATTCATGCCCACGTTTAATGATGTTTTCAATGAATTTATAAGCCGAATCATCAGTAATTTTATCTTCTGACTTATAACAAACCCTTCCGCATCTTTCAAGTTTTTTGATAACATCCAGTCCATCAAATACATCTATAATTTCAACACTTGGCTTAATAACCTTCACTTACATCACCTTCCAATCTTGATGGTATATCTTGCATTTCAGGTTTCTTCTTTTCCATCCATATGGCAAAAGCAATATTCCACATGGCAGCCCTTAAATGGGGTTCATCTTTCATGCCCTGCATGTAGCAGGAAAGGTGTCTAATTGCCGAATCAATTAAACTGTGGATTGGAATGCCTTTTTCACAATTCCTTTCACCATACTTCAAAGCACCTTCTTCACAATGAATTGCTAATTCATGAATGGCATCCCAGGGAAGCAAATCATATCTTCCTTTACCCCTGTGCATATCACGAACTGCCCCAGTTGGGAACTTTGTCCTGTTTCCACTGTCTTTTATCCTTCCAGTTTCACAATTGTTGCAAATCTGCCTTTTTTCGGGAACATATTCCCCACAGCATACACATCTGTCTTGCAAGTTAATCACTCTCCTTGTTCAGTTTCTTGAACTTTTAGACTAAAAAATTTTGGATATTCAACATCATCCAATCTTTGACAAGCAATATCAAAATATTCTTTTGATATTTCAAATCCTATATACTTCCTATCATTCAAAACTGCCATTTTTGCAGTTGTGCCGCTACCAAGGAAAGGGTCAAATACGACATCACCTGGATTAGACCAAGTTAATATATGATCTTCTGCAAGCTGTTCAGGAAACATTGCAGGGTGTTTATAAGCATATTTGTCTTTAGTAGATTTATTATATCCAGGAGAATACTGCCATACATTACCTCTAACTCCATATTTTTTTACTGTTCGTGTTAGGTCAGTTTTGTTGGCTGACACTTTAACAGTTTTTCCATCCGGCCGTCTTTGTGTAGATGATGCAATTTTTTCACCATATCTTTTATTTGGTTTATCAGCAATTAAATTTACAGTTTTAGGTTTACCTTTGCTAAATACAAACATGTATTCAAACATAGGATAATACCTATTTGTTTCAGGAAAAGGGCAAGCATCTTTTTGATATATCATTGTGTCATGCAAATTAAATCCACAATCTTTGAAAAATAAAGCTTGTCTAAATGAAGTTCCAGTTTCACTACCTTTTATAGTTGCATCACCAACAACCCATACCACTACACCACCTGGCTTTGTTATTCTAAACAGTTCTTTAGCAACTTCTTTGAACTTTTCAAAATTCCAGGTTACTTCATTATTATAATCTCTTAAATTATCATATGGGGGTGATGTTACCGTTAAATCTATAAAATCATCAGGTATTTCTTTCATCAACTCCACACAATCCCCCAATGTAATATAATTGTAATCTCTATTCATTAGTTAATCACTCCTTTTTTGAAAATACTCTATGCTTTTTTCCATCAATTTTTTTATCAACAATTTCATAATTGAACCTTTTTGTAACCTGTCTTGAAAACTCGATTCTGCTTAATGGCTGAAGGTTATTTTCAGCACAAAATACTTGGTATAGCTTATAAATATTTTTAGTTGGTTCATTATTAACTTCATCTTCACTGACTTCTTTAAAGAATCCAATGATTGGGTTATTAGATTCTTCATATTCTTCAAGTTCTTGTTGAACTCTTGTTGAATCAGTGAATTTTTGATTTAACAAAACCCTTTTCATCCCTTGAATTCCAAGCAATATCATGTATTCAATACATTCCTGTTGTCGAAGCTCATATTTTATGTATGGTCTATAATCCGGGTCATCTGCACTGAACTTTGCATCAAATGGGATAATGGTTAATCTTCTTTGCACTGCACCTGTTTTGTCTTTAATTCTTGGGATATTATTGGCACTGAAAAGAAGCTTTGCATAGTTGTTGAATTCAAAGGGGTCTTGCCCTTTTCGTTCAACATTGATTCTGTCACCAGTAACCAGCTTTTTGAATATTGAAGCATTGGCAATGAATTCATCACCTATATCATCACCTATATTGGCAAGCTTCCCAAATAGTTCAGCAGTTTTAAACCTGTCACCCAATTCCCCTAAATCAAGAGAAGCAATATTTTCATCACCCAACATTGTCTTGACCATATCCAGGAATGTTGATTTACCATTTGCCCTGTCACCAATCAAGATAAAAGCTTTACCTAATTCATTTCTTCTATAAAGACAATAACCAATTACTTCTTCCAGCAGCATCCTTATTTGCTTATCATGGCAGGCAATTTTATTTAAAGTATCATCCACCAGTTCTGAATAAGCAGCAGGGTTGTAATCCCAGTTGATTTTATTGGTGATAATAATTTCAGGTGAAAATGGAAGAAATTCATCTGTGATGATGTTGTAAATCCCATTCTTGAAAGCAATTAAGTTTGCATCTGATGTTGGGGTGTTATCTCTTATTAACAGGTTTAAGTAAGCCATTACTTCATTTCTTTTTGCTCTATTCAGGTTACTTATATGCCTTATCATTTCAGCTTCAATTTCTTGTTGCCCATCTACATACACACCATCTTTATAAATATGAAGCTGGTTATTTATTTTGATAATGTGATTGTTGTTTTTAATATAAGTTGCAAATTTATCAAATAGGAAAGTTGTTCCCTTAAAGAAAATTGGTTTCTTAAAAGCATCATCCCGCAATATTACTTCAAGTTCAGAATCACTTAATGGAACCTTTAATACATGCTTGTTTATTATCCTGATGGTTTCCCTTGCTTCTTCAACAGTGAAATCTAAAGCCTGAAGTGTTAAAATGTAATTAAATAATGCTTGATTTCTGCCATCACCAACTTCCATGTTGAGAAAATCCATATTTGAATTCACTGGAAATAACCACTTTGGAAGCTTTTGATATTCTG